AGAGTTTGAATATATGTTTAGTATCGACTTTTGTTGTTCTGAATATGAGTTTCTTTCAACCCATGCAAAAACCTGCTCCGTTAGAACTTTTGAAGAAGAGTGTCAGCGACTCAGTAGGTTACATGTCTCAGGTAGTAACGGGGTGGGCAACCATTCCGGGACCAGCTCATCATCTCACCGAATTCGGGTATACAGTAGTACCATACAATCCGTCACTGTTAAAAAAGTGGTTAAATCGGATTTTGGTTTTCAAGCAAAGTAATAAATATTTCTTTGGCTGTTGTGTACTAGGGGTTGGTGTAGGTTTGTGGGTGGCTTATAAAATGAGAATTTTTAAGTCACTTAGTGAGAGCGTATCTGATAAATTTTGCAAATGGAAGGAAAATTTGTATTCTTGGGCATTGGACGTGACTTGTGTGCGTCCTCGTTTGAAAGTTGGTTTGGTTAGATCTACGTTTAGGGATATGTCGTTGCCTCACATCAGCGATAAGAATCCTGGGCATACTCATCCTAAGAGTGCTGCGTGGAGATCATCTTCCGCTACTGTTGCTAGACAGTTGGGAGGATCGTTGGGTTTGACACCATTTATGTTACAAGCGTCTGGTACTGATGCTAAACATAACCTACAACATTACCGTAGTTATCATTGGGCTAAGGACACAATGGTTTCAGCTAGTTCTGCTGAGGCTGGTCCTGACCATTTGTTAACCATAGTTGATGTTGATTACTATTTAGACGTTCCAAAACTGTTGATTGATAGTGACGGCCCTGTACTTCTATACACATTTCAACCCACCACTGTTGCTCAAGCAACTGGTGAGTTTGTCTTTTATTTTAATGATAAGAATGAAGTGTGTTATAGAGTTGCGGGCGGTGCTCACTATTGTCATAAGGTTTGGCGATATAGTCGGGATGTGATCACTGTCACTATTGGTTGGACAACTAAATATTTCATTGTTGAGAGGCGTAAAGCTAATCCTCACCATGAGCATGTTTGTTTGATTCCTATTGGTACTTGGAGAGGTTTGTTTTCTTGTTTAGCTAGTTATCTGTCGGTAGATAATCTAGATACTTATAGCATAAATTTTGGAAAATACAATGTTTTGGACAATCATGACGGAGGTCGTGTTGTTCGAAGCATTGGTCGTGTTGGTAATTATGTTAGTGCGGAAGTTGATGCTGCTACTGTTGAGTCACTTTGTACTGTGTCTCGCACTAGTGCGTTGCAACTTCAAATATCTTATGTGCAATCTTGGATATCTACTGCCGGAGTAGATGGTCGTGCTGTCTCTTTGGAAGAGAAACAAACAGCCGCTGTTCTGGTGGAATATATTCGAGAGTCTGGTGGGACTGCAGTGCCTATTACTGTTTACGCCGCTGCTGATTCTGTTAGATCATATCAACTAGTCAATAAGATTAGTGATGTTGATCTAAATCCAAAGGTTTTGATGGTGCCATTCATGAGTCCACTTCTTCCTGAAGCTTATGTGCCTACTGCAGGTAAAAGCAATGAAGAAGCTGCCGTGGATGGTAGAATCATATTGCCTAAGGCAGATGCCGCAGCGTTAAGTGCTGGTCCTGTATCTCAGTTTCTCCTCACATGCATGCATGAGTTTATTGAGCTAACATATCCTGGTTTGAAAAATACTTTGTCACCAGTTGATGCGAACACTGTCTATGAGAGACAGGGTAGGCCTAGTCAAAGGGCCATTTTGCAGAGAGCAGAAGGTGCTTTCCCGAATCGCGTCGCTTCCACCTTTTTGAAAAGAGAAGCTTACCAAAAATGTTCTGATCCGAGAATCATCACACAGGCTAACGGCGTTGATAAGTTAGAGTATTCTACTATTATTTACGCTGTCTCTGATGTGATGGTTAATTTGGGTTGGTACGGTCCTGGCAAGACTCCTTTGCAGTTGGCAGATCAAGTTGTTACTATCTGTTCAGCTGGGTTGGCGGTTCATTCTGTCGACTTTCATCGGATGGACGGGCACAAAGTTGAGAAAACCAGGTTGTTGGAAAGACTCATTTTGCTGTATCTGTTTAAGCCTGAATATCATAATTGGGTAATTGAACAACATTCTGCTACTTATAATCTTAAAGCATACACTCCTAACGGGGTTAAGTATGATATGGGGTTTGCACAAGGTAGCGGAATAGCTGATACGGCTTGTTTTAATACAACAACCAATAAATTTTCTGACTACACTGGGCGTAGATACAGTGGTATCTCAAAAGAAGAAGCATATAATACACCGGGTACTTTTACCGGTGATGATTCTTTGGTTCGAGCGTTTAGTAATAGTTTTTCGGGTGGGGATGAGATAGTTAAGGCCAACGCTATGGTTGGCCAACGCGCAGAGATCATAACTTATTTAGTTGGGTCTGAAGGTGTTAGCTATCTGGCTCGTGTTTTTACTGATGAAGTGTGGACTGGTAGCAATGTTTCTTATTGCGATTTGGCTCGTACTTTGTCTAAGCTACATGTTACTGTGGCTTTGAATCAATTCACTCCATTGGAAAAATTGACTCAAAAACTCATGAGTTTGGCCCTCACTGATGCTAATACCCCTATCATCGATAAGGTTATCAAAACAGCTGTGCGGTTAGGTCTAGATTTCAGTGTTAAGCCTGATTCTAGAATAGTAAGTTGGTGGTCCAATTTTGGTCTAGATCAGAATTGGCCCAATGGGGTTTGTAAAGATTCTAAATATTTCTTGGAAAAGGCTATACCTGGTTGCGAGGTTAGTGGCCTTTATAAATATTTGGATGATTGCAAAAGACCTGAAGACTTGTTGAAGATGCCATTTGTTAAAGAAATGGAACCTTCAAAGCCCAACCCTGATCGTATTTCTGTCGTCGACAATCAAATCTTTGTGCCGGTAGCTACTAAACCTAAGGACATGGATTCTAAGGTTTTTGACCAAATTGTTAAGAATGCTTACATTGTAGGTAACACCCCTAGTGGGAGTAGTCCTAAATGTGGGCCTGATTCAAGTTGGCAAGAAATCAAATCTGTGTATGAACCCAAATTGCCTAGTGCTCCCGTTGTGCCATTGATCAATCCGTTTGCATCTTTGAGTCTTGATTCCGCTTCAAGTGGGGATCTGGTTACTGGAAAACCTGATTTCTCTGCTCCTAAACATAACAACTGTAAGCAGTTTGTTATGAGTAGTTGCGATGGTAAGACTTGTGGCAAAACACACGCTCGTGTTTGCAAGGATTATGCCTTGAAAACATGTAGTCGCCATAAATGCAAATTTCCTCATACATTCAAATTCTAATTTTTCGGGGGTTGTGTGTTATCCCCTGTCGTATTTGTTTCGATCGTTGTTAATTATCGTTTGTTTTTATTATCTTTATTTTTATTATCTTCTTCGTTTATTTACATATTTATTATATTTATTTTATTTTATTTATATTCATCATGGTCAAAACTAAACCAAAGGCCAATAAACCTCGTCGGAAGTTAAAAACTTCTAAGGCTTTGAAGAAAGTCGCTAAAATTGTTGCTAAAGAGGAATCTAAACCTTCCTTTTTTAGACGTGTGGCGAATGCTATACCTAAGGGTTCATTCGCTGCTATAGGTTCTGCTATGGCACCTATATTTGGCGCACCACCTTCTTCTGGTGCCAGCTTGGGTTCGTTGGTTAGTTCTATTACTGGTATCGGTGCTTATCGAGTTACACCTGCTGGTGAACCCTTTTCTGTTCCTGTTTTCCCTAAGTCGTCTGATGGCGGTTTTCGGATCCAAAGAAAAGAGTACATTGGCGATGTTTCTTCCAGTATTGGTTTTGTTGTGAACAGTTATCCTCTACAGCCTGGTATGCCAAATTTATTCCCTTGGTTATCCACGTTTGCTCCTAATTTTGAGGAATATCGTATTCACGGTGCTGCCATCTCTTTTAAGTCTACTGCGGCTAGTGCTCTCAATAGCACTAATACCGCTTTGGGTACTGTCATCGTTGCTGCTCAATATGACTCTTATGATGTTCCATTTGGTTCTAAACTTGAAATGGAAAATTATGAGGGTTCTGTGTCGTGTAAGCCTGCTGAAAATTTGATTTTCGGGCTTGAATGCGATCGTCGCAAAGATGTTGCTACTCACTTGTATACTAGAACTGGTGCTTCTAGTGGAGATATACGTTTGTATGATTTGGCCAATATTTCTGTTGCTACCGTAGGGTCGCAAGCTGTTGCTGTTATTGGGGAGTTATGGATTACTTATGACATAACTCTCTATAAACCTAAGCTTACGCTCTCGCCGTCTCAGACTTATTGGGCACATTCGTACAAAACTAGTAACTTCACTGTTGCAAATTCTATCACCAATGTTTATGATACTTCTTCTTTGATAACCGGTGTTGGCTCTAGTACAAAATTAACTATAACTTCCACTTCATCAAATGTTTCTATCAGATTTGCTAATCCTGGTAATTACATGATATGGAGTAGGTTAGTTGCTGCTGCTGTTCCAAGTGTTAGCTTTAATAATAATGGTCCTCAGACTAACGGAGGTGTGTATCAAAGCACTTCTGCTGTTCTGGGTACCACTCCCTGGTATGCTCCTACTCAATCCACAAATCCTAATGGTGAGTATTATGCTACTGCCAGTGGAATTGTTAATGCTCTTGGTCCTATCACTAGCTCTATGTTTGCTGTTAATGTTTTGTCCGCCAACACTTTAGTTTCTTTTTCTGCTCCTAATACTGTCTCGTCTGTGGCGTCTACCGTCGCAGTTCAATACGACTTGTATGTTTTACAAGTCCCTACAGGTATATCTATGCCTGCACCTAGTATTGATGACAAGTTTCTTGCTATGGAAAAACAAATTAAAAGATTGTCATGTGCTTTAGGTGAGTCTCTTGTAATTGTTTAATTGTCTATGTTTGTATTTATATATATGTTTTGTATTAAAAGAAATAAAAATTCAAAAATCTTCGCTTATCGTCTAATTTATATTTTATATTTATATTATTTTATTTATTTATTTGTTTTATTTATATTTT